ACACCAGATTGAGTCAGGCTCTCAAACAAGCTCGAGCTGCGTTTCCCACTGCTGGGTCTGACATAGAAGCCTTTCTCAAACTGGTCATGAGCAACGACGATCGTGATCTCAAAACCATGAGTCAGCTTCAAGCAGTGAATCAACAGCAGAGCAAAATCATCGACCGTATACAAGACATTGATCAAAAACAAAATCAAGAAATTGACAGTCTAGATGCTGAACTGGATCGTGTAACTCAAATCAACAGGGAGTTGGAACGCAAGTTGGATCAGATGGGCAGAGGCAAACCCAGCAAAACAGCTGGCAAGGCAGAACCAGCCCCAGCTGCTGAACCTGTTGCTACAGCTCCCAAGGCACAGCCCAGAGTTGATTTACCAGTGGGCAGCCAAGTGCCAGTGAAAAAAGCACCGACCAAGACCCAGGCCGCGCCGACATCACATGCACCCGAGACACCAGCATTGCCAAATTACAGTGTGAGCTTCAAAGGATTGTCCAAACCGTCCGCCGATGCGCAGAGAGCTTTGCCTCTGGCCAGCCCTAACAACGTGATACAGTTTCCCCGATATCAGCCCAAAGGCATGAGTCTATTTGATCCCAATGAGCCACCAACTGATGTGGTTCCAAAAGATTACAGCAGGCTTCAGGCTGAGTTTGGTCAGACTGGCGAACCAGAATCAGAACCAGAACGTCAGCAAAGATTTGCCGAAGGTACCAAAACAAAAAGTATTGGTCAAAAAGATTTTGACAGTTTTTCTGAAGAAGATTGGGAAGAATGGGACAGAAAGGTTCAGCGGCTGGGTCAACGAGTTAAGCAAGCTCAAAACCAATCGGTCAATGTTGATCAGCAGCCTAAAACAAAAAGTACATCTTCCTTGGACAAAAAATCCAACATGACCGAAGCCAGACTATACCGCAGAGCTGTGCTGCGTCAAATCCTAGAATCATAAGAACTCGACCTTGGGACCGAGTGGGCGCTCCCGGCCCGATTCAGATTGAATTCGCTACTCAATCTGAACAAACTGGGGCCTTGACCGCTTGCTTTTGTACCACAATATATCATACAATACACAGTCAAGGAGATCATTATGGATCAAAAATCTTTCAACGGTGAACAAAAACTCAAACTCACACAGCTGATCAATGAAGGCTGTCAAGTATTACACGAAATTGAAACACTGAATGAAGGCCTCAATGACACTGTCAAGGCCATTGCGGAAGAGCTGGAAATCAAACCAGCCATACTGAAAAAAGCCATCAAGGTAGCGCACAAAGCTGAACTGGGCAAAACTCGCCAGGATCACGAACTGCTGGAAACAATTCTGGAAACCGTGGGCAAAACACTTTGACCTCACGATTTTCACAGTGGCGCAGCAATGTGGTCCACTATGTTCGTGCTGACTTCAACGAATATCCCTTGCGTTTCTGTTTGGAAATGCTGGGCTGGGCCATCAGCATTGGATGTAGTGTGACCTATGCCATCACTGTGCCTCACTTGCCTTTCATTCCACTGTATACAGCATTTATCACTGGCTGTTTGATCATGGCATGGTGTGCTTGGTCCCGCGGCAGTTTTGGCATACTAGGCAATTACCTGTTGCTAAGTATCATTGACTCAATTGGACTAATCAAACTGATAGTCCAACAGCATTGAAATTGTGTGGCTGTTAAATGACCGAATTCAAATCAATTCTTGTGGTCACTGCTGGAAGAACCGGATCAATGTTGATCAAAGGCAATTTAGCCTCGCATTTCAAATGCTCAGTTGATCATTCACATGATCCATTGGTTGAGGCAACCACTGACCAGCTAGTGGTTATCAGCAAACGATTTAACGATTTTGATACAATTGCGAGCACGATAATTGGATATCGCAGCAATGAGTTTGTTACATATACCATGAAAGAGATTGAACCTTTTGTTGTAAGCAAAAAGGAACTGGAGTCAACTTTCTGGTATGTTAGGTGCCATCAAGCCGTAACACAAAAAAGATTTGATTCTGCTGTGATTGTTTATTTTGAACCAATGGTCGACAATCCAAAGTATCTTTTTTCACTGTTTGGTGTTGATACAAAAACAAGTTTTGGTTTTCCACGTAAATCGCCTTACTCTGCTCAACAGTTGATCATCAACTATGAAGAATTGAAATTATGGTTTGATCAACTGTGTACTCAGTCTGTGACTGAAACTTTGCTGACTAGTTTCATTCAATCTATAAAAATAGACTTGTCTAAAATAAGTCACACTAAGTAATTTTTACGAATCGCTCACTTCACGAGCATGAATCACGGCCTTCCAGCCATAAATGGAGACAAATGAGTTATATTGACGCAATTTTTGATCGCAACAGTGATCGCATACATGTGGTAGAACGTCGCAATGGCGAACGCAGATATCAAGAATATCCTGCCAACTACATTTTTTACTACGATGACCCACGGGGCAAATTTAGATCAATCTATGACAATCCAGTGGCCAGATTCAGCACACGCAACAACAAAGAGTTTCGCAAAGAAGTGCGAATGCAAAGCGGCAAGCAACTGTATGAATCTGACATCAATCCTATATTTCGTTGCCTAGAAGAAAACTACAAAGGGCAGGATGCTCCTACCTTACACACAGCAATATTCGACATTGAAGTAGCATTTGATCAGGTTCGAGGCTTCTCGCCAGTGGACGATCCGTTCAACGCTATCACTGCTATATCAGTTTACCTAGACTGGTTGGATCAACTGGTCACATTGGCTGTGCCACCACGGCACATGAGTATCGACACAGCCAATGAAATTGCTGCCACCTTTGAAAACACACTAATATTCACTGACGAAGGCGAAATGATCAAGACATTTCTTGATCTGATCGAAGATGCCGACGTGCTCACAGGGTGGAACTCAGAAGGCTATGACATTCCCTACACCATAAATCGCTGTACTCGTGTGCTTTCAAAAGACGACACACGCAAGTTCTGCCTGTGGGGTCAGCTTCCCAAGCAGCGCATGTATGAACGCTTTGGCGCTGAAGCACAAACTTACGATTTGATAGGTCGGGTACACATGGATTACATGCAACTGTATCGCAAGTATACCTATGAAGAACGCCACAGCTACAGCCTAGACGCTATTCTTGAGTACGAAGGGCTAGACGGCAAGACCAAGTACGAAGGCACACTGGATCAACTGTACAACAATGACTTTAAAAAGTTCTTACAGTACAATCGTCAAGACGTCAATGGCATCGCAGAGATGGACAAGAAACTGAGATTTCTTGATCTGGCCAACGAACTGGCTCATGCCAACACTGTGCTGCTACAAACTACCATGGGTGCAGTGGCAGTCACAGAGCAGGCCATCATCAACGAAGCACACGAACGTGGCATGGTTGTGCCCAACCGGCAGCAACGACTCACTGACAACGACACACAGGCCGCAGGTGCCTATGTGGCCTATCCCAAAAAAGGACTACATCCTTGGATTGGATCTGTGGATATCAATTCACTGTATCCGTCAGCCATTCGTGCCTTGAACATGGGGCCAGAAACCATTGTGGGTCAGCTGAGACCTGTTATGACTGATCACTTAATTCAAGAGCGCATGGGCAAAGGTGATTCGTTTGCTGCGGCCTGGGAAGGTTTGTTTGGCACACTGGAATACACTGCTGTAATGGAACAGCAGCGTGGCACGGAAATTACCATTGATTGGCACAACGGTGAACAGTCAGTTCATTCAGCTGCTGAAATATGGCAGTTGATTTTTGATAGCAATCATCCTTGGATTCTCACTGCCAACGGTACCATAATCACATACGAGCGCAAAGGTGTGATCCCAGGATTGTTAGAGCGTTGGTACAGTGAACGCAAAGAGCTACAGGCCCGAAAGAAAGAAGCCAAGGATGCCAAAGAAATTGCTTTCTGGGACAAACGCCAGCTGGTTAAGAAGATTAACCTCAACAGCCTTTACGGTGCTATTCTCAATCCTGGCTGTAGGTTTTTTGACAAGCGTATTGGTCAGAGCACTACTCTAACAGGTCGTGCCATTGCTCGACACATGGATGCTCACATCAACGAGTGTATCACTGGTGAATATGACCACACTGGCCAGGCCATTATCTACGGTGATACTGATAGCTGCTACTTCTCTGCGTGGCCTGTGTTGGCCAAAGAAATCACAGAAGGTCGCATGGCATGGTCAAAAGAAACTTGTATTCAGCTGTATGACTCAATTGCTGATCAAGTCAATGACAGCTTTCCCAGCTTCATGGAACAGGCTTTCCACTGCCCCCGAGACATGGGTTCTCTGATCAAAGCTGGTCGAGAGCTGGTAGCCGATCGCGGTCTGTTTATCACCAAAAAACGCTATGCTGTGAACATCATTGATCTCGAAGGCAAGCGTCTGGATGTGGAAGGCAAACCAGGCAAGACCAAGGCCATGGGTCTGGATCTCAAACGGTCAGACACACCCAAGATTATTCAAGAGTTCTTGTTAGAAATTCTAAATAAAGTGCTGGCCGGTGTGGAGCGAGATGTGATTGTGGAACGCATTAGAGAATTCAAGTATGAATTTGCGGATCGTCCCGGCTGGGAAAAAGGATCGCCCAAGCGTGTGAACAATTTGACCAAATATGCTGCGGAAGAAGTCAGACTGGGCAAGGCCAACATGCCAGGCCATGTGCGAGCTGCTTTAAATTGGAACACACTGAGACGCATGAATTCAGACAATTATTCAATGCAAATTGTAGATGGCATGAAAACCATTGTGTGTAAACTCAAACCCAATGCTCTGGGTTGGACATCCATTGGTTATCCCACCGACGAATTGCGACTGCCACAGTGGTTCTGTGAATTGCCGTTTGATGATTCAGAAATGGAAGCCACAGTGGTCGATCAAAAAATTGACAACTTGCTGGGTGTGTTGGACTGGGACTTGTCATCGGCTACCAACACAGAAAATACTTTTACTAACTTGTTTGAATTACAATGAATTTGTTTGAATGTTTGACTTTTTTGGAAGTGCTGGACGAGCTTGACACAGAATCTGATGCTGAGCAATTTTTTCTCAAAGTCGATGCTGAAGTTCGAGAATGTAATCGACCCATTGACGACGGTCTGGCATACCATCAATTGCTAGGAAATATTGATACATTTAAAAAGGCCTACACTGATATAAGATCTCAAATCAATAATATCAGACAGTCTATTCACAATCGCGTGGCAGAATTAGACAAACAATACTTACCAATCAGCTATGACACATGGCACGGCGGCGAAGCACATGCTATGAGCCATGCTATTTTAAACCGACGCCATATCATTGATCCTATCACCGAGAATATCCTGGGAGTGAGATTGAAAATGAAAACCAGCTGGCAATGGCCTGCATTGGTTATTAGACCTTTTCATGCCTGGCACATAAACAGCATGGTAGCATGTGATCCTCTGTATTTTGCTGACACTGATTCTGATTTGTTAGCGGCTACCGAGACATATTTTACCCCAGAATATCAAAATCGATTGTGTAAGTATCAATTCAGTGAACAGTCTGAAAACATGTTAGCAAAGTTACCAGACAGTCAATTTGGCCTGATATATGCTGCATTTTTTCTAAATTTTAGACCAATTGAAATGATCAAACGATACTTGTCTGAAGTGTTGTTTTTGCTGAGACCCGGCGGCTATTTTGTTTTTACCTTTAACAATTGCGATACCATCAGTGGCGCACAATTGTTTGAACGGTTTTCAGGCTCGTATACTCCAGGAAGATTGGTCAAAGCTGAAGCTGAAAAAATTGGTTATGAAGTAGTTTATGAATTCAGTGACGCCGGAGCTACCAGCTGGCTGGAACTTCGCAAACCAGGCAAGCTCAACAGTATTAGAGCTGGACAAACTTTGGCTTTGATCAAAAACAATCCCAGTTCCAATCTGCCACCACAGATTTTGCCTGAACCTCCAGAACCCAACCGAGGACCTCCGCTTGATATTGACCCACATGACGATCCCATGTACAATGAAGTCAATATTCTGCTTGATATTTGTAAAATGTTAGGCATAGATTCCAGCGCAACAGTTTCCAAAGGACAGGTCAATGTGAAAAAAATGCGCAAAGCCATTACACAGCATTTACACGCTGACCAATTCCCCGCAGAAAAAATTTCAAGACTTTTAGAGAAAAGGAAAAAATCATGAAAGATCATTTGTTAGATTTAGTACAACACACGTTTGACCTGGGCTGTATTGACCTTGTCAAAATCACTGGCACGGACCAAGCCACGCAGATCAATGCCATGGCCGAGGACAAAAGTGTGGTAGTTGAGGCACAGTTTGCTGGACCAGTGGCTGAATTTATTGGCACGTTTGGTATGCCAAACTTGAACAAGTTAAAAATTTTGCTGAACTTACACGAGTACAAAGAAAATGCCAAACTTACCATTGTTCGCAAAAACACTGGTGTGCCTGAAGGCATTAACTTTGAAAATGCTGCTGGAGATTTTCGCAACAGTTACAGATTCATGGCACAGGAAATTGTGAATGAAAAACTAAAGACTGTGAAATTCAAAGGTGTGAACTGGCATATTGAATTTGAACCTACAGCAGCGTCAATTCTCCGACTCAAAATGCAGGCTCAGGCCAATGCCGAAGAATCAAACTTTCAAGCTCGCACAGACAACGGCGATCTCAAGTTTTTCTTTGGTGATCATTCTAGCCATGCTGGTAATTTTGTGTTTCATCCCAGTGTGTCTGGGCAACTCAAACGTTCATGGAGTTGGCCAGTGAACACTGTGATATCAATTTTGAGTTTGACTGGCGACAAAATCATGCGTGTCAGTGACGATGGTGCTGCTATGATCACTGTTGACAGTGGACTGGCAGTATACAATTATATTCTGCCAGCGCAGACCAAATGATTGAATACTTGGCCAGTAGAGGTTTTGGTTATGGGTCTGGTCTATTGAGCCCAACCTGTGACCAATTCTTACTTAACATTCCAAAAAATGCCAGCAGCTACTTGCTAGACTGGGGCACTAGGCAGGGATGGACCACTGCTATCGTTGGCGATACTTGTGATTGGCATCGTTGTGAAGAACTCATTGTGGTATTGCGTGATCCGCTAGAACGCTGGATCAGTGGTATTGCTCAGTACATAAACAGTTACATACTGAGTGTGATTGGGCCAAACACTCCCATGCGAGATAAAACATTGCTTCGCAGTGAGAACCGCCCTATGCCTGCTGCTGAGTTTATTGAGTTATATAATCAGGCCACTGAAAGACTTATCTTTGATCAAATAAATCGATTTGACGACCATGTTTGGCCGCAGTTGGACTTTTTTAAGGATTTGTTGCCCGCTGCGGAAAAAAAGTATTTTTATGTTGACAAAAATTTAACAAAAAATATTTCTCAACATTTGTCATGGCCTATATACCACGACCTCAATGGCAACCAGGGAGAATCCAGTGACAGCATCAAATTACTACAGCAATTTTTTAAAAAAAGATTGATTGATAGACCAGACTTGACTCAACAAGTCAAGAATGCTTATGCTGAAGATTATTACCTTATTCAATCTGTATTGTCATGAGTCCTTACCACCGCTATAATGTTCACATCTATAGACATCAAAATTTGGTCTATATTGGCACGTTAAAATGTGCCAGCACCTACTACAGCACTTTGTTGATGGACAATGGTTGGCAACGCATGACCTGGAATGATATTGATTGGCATCAGGATCATGTGTTTGGATTTTTACTAGATCCCAAACGTAGGTGGTTCAAAGGCATACAAGAAGATATTCAAAATGAAGAATCAAAATCATTTGAGCACACTGCTTACCAGGTGATTGAAAACTATTGGAGCCACAGTTTTTTGGTAACCAACCATACCTTGCCTGTCACCACTGCGCTGGGCCGTTGGGCCTGGCAAGTAGATTGGATTCCATTGACTGACCGCAATTCAAATTTGCCTCAACTACAAAAGCTATGTGGCAAATACAATGTATCGGTTGTGCCAGGTCCCAACACAGACCCTCACGTCAGCGATGGAACAAAATTACTACAACAAGAACACATTGAGCGCAGTTTCAAAGAAGGCAATGTGATGTGGGAATTATTTTTACAGTCTGACATTGACCTATATAACAGTGTGTGTACGAATTTCAATGCGTCAGGTCAGACCTGGGATCAAACAACTTGGTTAAACAATGCCAGAACAAACAATCAACACTAATCTCACAGCCAATCAATTGGATTATGCGCTGTTTTTGCCAGCTATTTCTGGCTTCTATGCCACATTCATAGGCAAGCAACGAAATGAATCATATGTGGATCCAGCGAGGTTTCCGCAAGGCCTTACGGATATGGAACAGCTTAATTGGCTCAACTCATCTAAAGGGTTATTCCCCTACAAGTGGAGTCTTTATAGTGGTGGACATGCGAACCTTGATCTTGCAAAGCAAGATTGGTCAGAAGATATGGTCCGAAATAGAGAACCGGGTACATTCATCCTCGGAGACTCAGGCGGCTTTCAGATTGCTAAGGGACTTTGGGAAGGAGATTGGAAAGCCAACTCAGGTTGTGCTCGAGCTCAAAAGAAACGAAGCTTAATTCTAAATTGGCTAGACAATATGGCTGACTATGGCATGATTCTTGATATTCCAACTTGGGTTATCCATGATCCAAAGGCATCAGAAGCCTGTCAGATCACCACACTTCAAGAAGCAGTGGACGCAACCAAGTTCAACAACGAATATTTCATTGCCAATCGACGAGGTGTTGAAAACGGTGGTGCTCGTTTTTTGAACGTGCTACAAGGTGATAATCATACATCAGCAGAAACATGGTATCAGACCATGAAGCACTACTGCGATCCCAATCGATATCCTGGTCGCCACTTTGATGGCTGGGCCATGGGTGGTCAGAACATGTGTGACATACATTTGATTCTACGCAGACTGGTCAGCCTACGGCACGATGGACTGCTACAACAAGGTCTACACGACTGGATGCATTTCTTGGGTACCAGCAAACTAGAGTGGGCAGTGCTGCTCACTGACATTCAACGAGCTGTGAGGCGATATGTTAACCCTAATTTTACTATTTCCTTTGATTGTGCTAGTCCTTTTCTTGCTACTGCGAACGGGCAGGTCTACCACCACATTGACCTCCCGCACAACGAAAAATGGTGCTACAGAATGAGTCCCATTGTGGACGACAAGAAATTCTATCAAGACACCAGACCCTATGGTTCAGCAGTGGTAGCCGAAGGATTTGTTGACCACTTTGATGAGTCTCCAGTGAGCCAGTTACTGAAACTTCAAGACATCTGCCACTACGGACCCACAGACGTCAACAAATTAGGCAAAATTGGTACCACGTCGTGGGACAGTTTTTCTTATGCTTTGTTGATGGGTCACAACGTTTGGACGCACATTGAAGCTGTTCAACGTGCCAATCGTGCCTATGATTCTGGCACATGGCCCAAAATGATGTGGAACGAAGGACACCGGCAATCTGGCGATCATGCTCGATTCCGAGACATTGTGGATGCCATTTTTGCCACTGCCGATCGAGCAGAAGCCGAAGCTATCATTGAACACTACAGTAGATATTGGATGGACATTGTGGGCACACGAGGATTCAAAGGCAAAAAAACTGTGAATGCCAACAGTCAATTCAATGAATTGTTTGATATAGTTGACACATCTGCTGAGTGTGTTGTACAATCCAACGACGGTGTTTTTTCTGAAGACGAAATCCAAAAACTCAATCAATTGGAGCAAGGAATCATTCAATGAAGCGACAAGGGCACGATGGTACTCAATTTTTCATTGGTACCGAAGTTGAACACACGCCGGCCCATGGACACAAAACTCTGTTTGTGGTGGGCTTACAATCAATCTCTGACATAGAAGCAGTGCTGGCTGATCCTTTTACTCAAATTGGCCAGCCAGTAACACACATCTATTTTGGAGCCAATCAAAGCTTTCCCAATTTGCCAGTGAACAATGGCGCAGAATGGGGCAAATGGGAGTCAATGATCTATCACTTTCTTGATCAAGACTACTGGTGTACCTTGGATGTTGATGTCACAGTGGTAGAAGGACTATGCGAATCAGGACTGCCTGAGCGCAACAACTTTGTGCCCATGATTTCAGTCAAGATGCCCTACATTGAATGCCTGGGCTACAATGCCACAGTGAAAATCGACGACAAAGATTTTGCTGCTACCAACCCTGGAGTTTGGTGTCACAGCGTTCACAACCTCATGAACCGACGCCGATTCACACACTGGAAACAATATACCAAAGACGAGGTCATAAAATGAAATGGTTTGACAAATGGTTTGCTAAAAAATGTAAACAAGCATGGGAAAATGCTAGAGATACACCTGACTCACCAATGTCTATCTCTGGCGCCAAAGTTAGAGAATCTGACGTCTTTGAAACTGACGCTGGACTGAGAATGGAACTACATCGAGCCATTGGCGGTCGTATTGTGAGCTTTCGCCATTATGATCGCAAAACTGACCGTAGTTACAGTAAAGTATACGTCATACACGACGAATTAGATTTTGAACGTGAACTTGGTAAAATAATTACACAGGAGTCAATGCGATGATCAGCGCAGAACGTGACACAGTTGAGAGAATCAAAAAAGTTGCTCAACGCCAAATTTGGGTGACTTTTCGCAAAGAAGGCATACACAAATATCCTGCGGCGCTGACAGATCCCGCATTGGCCACAGGAGACAATTATGACGTATCGTTTTTGGGCTATCCTCATCGCCATATTTTTCATTTCCGGGTTTGGATCGATGTATTCCACAATGACCGAGATGTGGAGTTTATACAGTTCAAACGCTGGCTTGAAGCCCTGTATCATAGCGACCAAGCTGTATTGTCGCTAGACTACAAAAGCTGCGAAATGATTGCAGACGATCTGTATCTACAAATTGCCGGCCGGTATCCTGGCCGAGCAGTGTGGGTTGAAGTGGCCGAAGATGGTGAGAACGGCTGCCTCATCAAATATGAAGTTTCTCGCCCTAACCTCTCAGTTAAAATCTAAAGGAAAAAACAAATGGCCAAAGTTGCTATCCGTCCCAACGCCCGTACTCAACAAGTGTGGGAAGATCTTGAACGTTTTCAAGAATTCTGCCGAGACTACGGCTATCGTTGGAATGAAGCAGACTTGTATAACTTCAAGAGTTATGCTTTTCAACAATACAACAAACATGCGCAAGGCAAAGCTGCCAAAAACATGTGGGACGAAGACACTCGTAGGTTGGCAGGGCGATTCTAATGAGAAAATTGTACTACATGGGGCTTGAGAGCTACGAAGCCCGATATACATTACAACTCACAGAGTGGAATCAACGTGTGTTTGAGCGTCGAGGTATAGACGTGGTGTATGTGCCAGGCAGCACTATCGACAACACACAGGCCATCTCAGTGGGTCAGGTCTTGGACGCACATGGTCGCAGTTTCTTTGCCATGAGCCAAATGATGAACTTAGTTCAGTTGATGAAGAACGGTGATGTCACTGGTGAAGATGTGATCTACTTTGAAGACATGTTTCAACCCGGCTTTGAAAGTCTCGGTTATATCATGAATCAGATTCCCCGTGATCAGTGCCCACGAATCTATGTACGTTGTCTAGCACAGGCCATCGATCCTGATGATTTTGTACACGTATGGGGCATGTCTCGTTGGATGAATTTGTATGAACAAATGGTCAATGAAATGGTGGCTTTCTCGGGGGGTGCAGTATTGGCTACCAATGAGGAAATGGTCGCTCATATGCGGATTGCTGGATGGACTGCTCCGATCTACAACATTTCCGGTCTTGCATTTGGACAAGAAGAAGTTCTTGAGCGTATTGGCGGCGATGAAAAAATCCGACCGTTTGATAGCCGTCCGCGGAGGGTGGGTTTCGCAGCTAGGTTCGATCAAGAAAAGCAACCTGGCTTCTTTATGGACCTTGTTGAACTGTATCATTCGCGAGCCACACAACCATGTGAGTTTGCGATATACAGTGGCGGACCTCTCCGATCCAACAATCCTGAATATGTTGAACGTGCCCGCCGTATGGAGGCACAAGGCAAGCTCCGTATCTACGACAACATAAGCAAGAATGAATACTATGCTCATCTTAACAACACTCGTGTGTTGTTTAATTGTGCTTTACAAGATTGGGTTTCAAACACCGTATCAGAGGCCGATACTCTTGGATGCAATGTGCTATATCCAGCGTATCGCAGTTTTCCTGAAACCTTCGCGAACGATCCCAATAGACTGTATATTCCCTGGTCATTAGAAGATGCCTATGCCAAACTGACCACACTTTTGTCAACGCCGCATGATAAAATGGGGCAAATCAGTGCGTGGAACAACAGTACCATTGACAGAATTGTTGATATCATTGTGGGACAAGGTGAACAGTGGAACCGATCAGGAAATCGTTATCGTGATCATGTGCCTCAATCTAAATACTGATTATGAAAGTTGTAGTAACTGGTAGTTCAGGATACATTGGTGGGCAAATTTGCCTACAGCTCAAAGACGCTGGCCACGAAGTTCATGGCATAGACTGTGTGCCTCCGCCGCGTCATCTCAGTGATGTGTGTGACTCGGTCACTGTGGCAGACTATGCCAGCAACCATGCGTTGGGTCGCTTGGTGGGCCTACAGCCCGATGCCGTGGTTCACTGTGCTGCTACCAGTCTAGTAGGGCCCAGTATCAAAGATCCCAGCACTTACTACAACAACAATGTGGTCAAGTTTGTGAAACTGGTAGACATACTCAAACAGGCCTTGCCGCGTGTGAGATTTGTGTTTTCCAGTTCCGCAGCTACCTATGGGCAACCTGAAAACAGTGTGTGTACAGAACAGGATCGAGTTCATCCCATCAGTGCCTATGGTGCCAGCAAGCTCATTGCCGAACACATACTGGAACACTACAACTGGGCCTATGGATTCAACTATGTGGCTTTTAGATATTTCAATGCTTGCGGGGCAGATTCTCAAGGCCGACATGGGCAGGCACCAGGCGGCAGCCATATTATAGCTCGTGTGTTAGAAAGCCTAAGAGATAATCAGGAATTTGTGTTGTATGGCACAGACTATGACACTGCCGACGGTACTTGTGTGAGAGACTATGTTCATGTAGAAGACATTGCTAGAGCTCATGTCATGGCTGTGAGTTCAATGCCGGGAGCTCCAGGCAGTTTTAACATCATGCCTGGAGTATACAATTTGGGCAGCGGCTGCGGTGTCAGCAATCAAGAAATCATTGACACTGCCCAGGCCATAGTCGGCCAACAGTTGCGCCTGACCACAGGTCCACGACGCCCAGGAGATCCTGCCACACTGATTGCCGACTCTTCGTGGTTTGATGCTGAAAGTCAGCAGCCATGGCGTCAGCACTCTTTGAATTCAATTATACAAACTGCTTGGAATTGGTATGTTCGATCAAATCAAAAAATTTGAAGATGCGCTGGCCGAGTTCACAGGAGCTCCGTATGTGATCATGACCGACTGCTGTACACATGCCATTGAGCTGTGTTTGAGACACGATCGTGTGTGTGAAGTGGTCATGACTCCTTGGACTTATCTCAGTATCCCTATGACCATGCGCAAGCTGGGCATCAAATATTATTTCCGAGAAGAAGAATGGACGGGAGAATATCGGTTTCACGGCACCCGAATTTGGGATTCAGCTCGTAGACTGGAGCCCGGCATGTATAGACCAGGTATGAAACAGTGCTTGAGTTTTGGGCACGGCAAGACTTTACACATAGGTCGCGGTGGTGCTATACTGTTGGATGACCAGCAGGCCTATGAAACGCTAATTCGTATGCGCTATGATGGTCGTGATCTAAATATCTCACCATGGCAGCAACAAAAAACATTTCAAGTTGGATACCATTATCGACCCACACCCGAAGAAGCTATTCAAGGACTTGGGTTGTTGGAAGGATTGAAAGAGCACTGCCCGCCGCCCAAGGCAGTACAGTATCCAGATCTAAGACTAATCACAATCACGGACTAACATGACAGACAACAGTTTGAATCTATCGCAAGTAATTCGCAAACGTCTCAAAGACGCCAACAAACGTTACTGGGCCGGCGACAATATCGCAGACTACATCACTGACAAAGAAAAAGACTTGTTGGTCGACGAACTAACGGGCAAATTTGAAGCTGTGTTAGACAGCCTGGTCATTGACCGATATACTGATCCCAACAGTCAAGGCACAGCTCGCCGACTGGCCAAGATGTATGTGTATGAAATCATGGCAGGCCGTTATGACGAAAGCCCCAATGCAACTGCGTTCCCCAATGACACTGAAGACAAGTATGAAGGCATGCTGGTGGTACGTGCTGAACTCAAGAGTATGTGTAGCCACCATCATCAGCCTGTTACCGGTGTGGCGTACATTGGAATCATTGCTGGCCCCAAACTCATTGGCCTGTCTAAGTATTCACGTATCG